GCGTGGAGCCAACCGTCGGGTCCACGCCGCTAGTGCCAAAGCTGGTGTTCGAGGTAAGCCACGCAGGCAGACCGGCAGTGCGGCGAGCCGTGGTGGTGTTACCGGCAACAGCGGCCTGGTTGGCGAGAAGAGCCGATTCCATGTCGCGCTTCAGTTCCGAACCCATCTTAGCGAGCTGATACGTCAGTTCCGAACGACGACCGGCCTTGTCAACGGCTTCGACGGTGCCGGAGATCACGACGTTCTTCGTGCTGATCTGCGTGTAGTTACCAACGCGAGCGGTCGGCGTAACGGCAGTGAACGAAGAAATGTCGTCACCTTCGAGAGCGGCGTTGGCGGCCGAAGCAGCGGCGAGGCTGTCGGTCTGCCACTCGAAGTAGGTGTTCTTGACGCTTTCTTTGCCAATGTTCGAAATGAACGGGGTTTCTTCCGGCGAAATGTTATAAATAACATTCGACAGGTCTTCACGAATACCAATCGCTGAATAGCGGGTAAAGGTGTTAGCTACGATTGCCATGATTCAATATCCTTAAATTAGCTTGTCTAACAGGATGGCCGCATCTGAGAGGCGACCAGTTCGCGCAAGGCGCTGAGACGCTTTCTTTACATCGACTGAACCAGGCTTGGCTTGGGTGGAGCTTGATCCGGGGCGAATGACCTTGCCTTTCTTGGCGGGGGCTTTCGCTTTCTTCACGTTAGCAACACCTTTGTCGTAGAGCATAGCTTTGCGGATAAGGGCAATGTGGTCCGCCTTTGTAAGAGAGTCGATCTCTTGCGCCGTCAAACCTTGTGTCGTAGCCCAATCCCGAAGTTCGTTTACTTCCTTCACCATGACTTCCTGACTTTTCCATTCCGGGATAACGTCGGGTAGTCGGTTCCGTTCAGCATTTACAAACTCCTGCATAAGCCGGGTCTGCTCTCTGGCTTGTTCCTCGACGAGGCGCTTTTGCTCGGCCTGGATGGCGGTGAGCTTCTGCGTTTGTGTGTCACGGGACTTACGCCAGTGCCGTTCCAATCGCGCCGCCTCGATGGGGTCTTCATCATAAAGACTGTCCCAATCGGGTTCGGCTACCACAGCCTGCTGAATTTGCTGTTGCAAAGCTGGCAGAAGCTGCGCGTATTGATTGCGTTCTTCCCGAATTGCCTCCAGATCGGCCTCAAGAGCTTTACGCTCGTTGGCCAATTCAGTTGCTTTCCGAGTGTAATCCGCAGTCCGAGAATACCCATTCCGAAGTTCTGCGAAGGTGACTTCCAACTCTTCTCCATTAACTTTTACCTTAATGGGGGTGGTGTCGGTTAGTTCTTCCGTTTCTTCTTCGTCGGTATCTTCTTCCTCCGAATCAAAACCTTCGTCTTCAGTTTCGTATTCTTCCGAATACTCTTCTTCAGCTTCCGGTTCCTGATCCTCCGGTTCTGGAGAATCTAGCGCCTCAGTCTCTTCCTGGTTGTCCGTTTCCGGGCCAAGCAATTCACTGATGGCAAGAGTTGCTTCGTGAAGTCCGATCCCAGCGGGGTTGCCGTCCTCAGTAGCCATATATCACCTTTTTGGGTTAGTGTTCAACTCCTCGATGCAATAGTTCCATCATCAAGGATTGCCCGCAATCGGGCTTTCAAACGCTCAAGACATTTGAACGTAAGAAACAGTTCACTTCTCTCATCGTATTCATTTACGCCAGAACTTTTCCATTCATCGAACAGGTCGGCTTCAATACGGGAAAAAGCCTCAAGAAACACTTCGTCTTCTAGCAGACGCTTGGCGTGGTTGCCTTTATCAATCAATTTCTGTTTATCGGTCATGACAGTAGCGGCTTAAAGAACTGATGTTCGGCGCGGGTGCCGTATGTTTCATAGTCGCCGGTATAGGGCTGGAACTCACCTCGGCCTAGGTTAGGCATGGTTCCGATAGTGCCAGCGTAAGACGGCAGGGTTCCCCCGCCACCACCACCGCCGCCAAGAGCATCACTTAGTAACCCCCCACCAAGAAGCGCAGCTCTGATCCAATCCAGAGTAGACATAGCGCCTCCAAGCGAAGGGGCGAGATTGGCGAAGTCGGTGGGCGTCGTAGTTACCGGCTGTACGGGAGCCTGCGCGATCATCGACGCCGCAATAGCAGACGGGATGCCGATGGCGGTCAACTCGGCGAGAGTTAAGCCGGACGCTGGAACAGTCTGGCCACCAGCGGTCACCGTCCAGCCAACATTGGGATCATACCCAACGGTCCCCGGCGTGGTGGTCGGCGTTGCGGTCGGCGTTGCGGTCGGCGTTGTGCTAGGCGCGGCTGTCGCGGACGTGCCTGCGCCTCCTCCGGCCAACGCACCAAGCGTTCCGACCCCGCCCAATGTTAGGCCAAGTGCGCCGAGGGTGGTGCCGATATTTGGCGTGGTGGAACCCCCCGTAACCGTTATCTGGTTTCCATCGTAACTGCTACTACCACCGGACGGCAGAGCACCGAAGGATGGGAGATTTACGTCGAGCAATCCCGCAGGCGGCGTAACCGGCTCGAAAGGCGCATAGTTCACCATGTCGTACACGGTCTGCCCACCACCGCCAGGCGGCAAACCGCCGACAGACCCGGCGTAGGGTGTGCCTTCGAGCAAGTTGATTGGCTCGCCGGGTTGGCCGGTTGCCGTAGTAGAAGGCGAGAGGCCGAGCTGGCTGGCCAAAGAGTTTAACGCATAACTAGACGCACCGGACATGGCTGCGGCTTTAAGAATATCCATAGGGCTGCCGCCCCCTATGGCCGTGCCTAACCCAGAGCCTATGGCGGAGCCAGCAGCAAGGCCCAACGGCGTGGCGGCTCCGGCGAAGAGCGCGCCGCCCGCTGCACCAGCCGCCCCTCCAGCCGCCGGAGCCTGAATAAGCGGACCTAGTGCCGGTGCGGCAAGCGCGGCCAGTACCATAGGGGCGGCTTGTTGCAAAAAACTACCAAGCCCCGTGTCGAGCGGCTCATTGACGTAGCGAGTAGTCCACTGATCCCCGGCTGCATTTGAACTTTGCAGCGTCCAGCCTTTGTTCAACCCGAAGCCGCTAGTAAGCTCTGCTGCTTGCTTCAACGCTTCCGGGCCAGTTCCAGAAAAGATCACATTTCCTTTGAGATCGGTAACTCGAATACCCTGGTCCGGCGTTGTGTTTACCCGGCCTGCGCCGCTAAACTCTTGGCCAACCGATACCATCTGCTGGGGCGTCAAACCCGCAGCTTGCGCTTGTTGAAATCCCGTCTGCGCGCCAGCGCCCATAATCGGCGTATAAGGTACGCCCTGACGCGCGGCCTCGGCTGCGCGAACCTGCTCCACGCCTGCCGCGCCGAGAAGACCGGAAGAACCATACGCCGAATTAGCGACAGTGGGGTCAAGTGGATTAACGAAAAAGCCCTGAGAACCCAAATCGCCCGCGTATTGGCCGTAGGCGCTGACGAGCGGTTGCTCCGCAGCGGACGGGGTATATCCCGATATGCCGCCCAGAACATTTGTCTTGAAAAAGTCCGCCCCAGCGGCATTGGCCGCGGCCCTTAGTTCTTCAGCCGTAGCCATACTACATCATCCCTTCTGGCGGTGCGCCCGAACCCATAACTCCCGGCGGGGCGGCTTGGGGGGCGGGCTGGGGCGCGGCGGGTTGAACTGCGGCCTGTTGCGCTGCGGACATCGCCGCCCGCTCCATTTCGCTCTGCTGTTTGAGGAACTCGCGGTCGCGCTGCATGAGTGCCTGGATGTTGGCCGTGTTTACCTGCGCGCCGTATTTGGCTTCGATCTCTGCGGCCTTCAGCATCGTATCTGCATCCAGCTTATCGCGTTCGCGGTCGTCCTTGCGAAGCATCTCTTCGCGCTGAAGTTGAAGCTCTGCGGCCTTCTTCTGAATGTCGGCCTGAATAGACTGGGCCTGAACTTGCGCCAAGATTTCTTCTGGCGAAGGCTTGGGCGGAGGCGGAGGTGGAGGCGGAGGTGCCGTGGCCGGGTCTTTGAAGAAGACGTTCGGGTCTTTGTATCCGGCAAGCGCAAGCATCTGCGCGAGCGTATTGCGATACTGCGCCAGATCGACAAGCGGGTTGCCCTGTACCCCACCGACCTGCATGATCTGTTCTTGCTTCTGCGCCACTTGAGCCAAGAACGCCATCTTCTCTTCGTTCGTGCCAGCGCCCAAAGCGACATTGACAAGAACATCCATATTGGCGTTCCAGACGCGGGGGTCGATTGGAACGAAAGTGTTACGCAGGCGAACCATTCGCGGTGCGTCCTGGTTGACCGTCAGAAGACGTAGCGCCTTCTTGAAGATATTCTTCATTCCGCTTTCGGCAAAGATGCGGCAGATCAACTCGATATGCTGCTGCGCTGCGGTAACTGTCGCGGCCACCGCCGCACGGGTGGATGACTGAAGTGCGTTAGCATCAAGACCCGCAGCGGCCTTGCTGATACCCGTCCGGTTCTCGCGCAGTTCGTCCATATACTGAAGCATGGGGAACGCGGCTTGGCCGACAAAAGGCTGGCTGAACGGCTGGACCATGCCTGGTGCGCGCATACGAATGATGCCACCTACTTCGGTGTTCATCACATCTTCGAGGTTGACTTGGCCCTCGACCACCGCAGTTCGTGGATGGATGGACTGCGCCAAACTGTCGAGCATATTGCGGAGGATATTCGACTTGATAAGCTGAATGTCCATCACAACGTCGGCCACCGACATACCGAAGAAGGTATGGGGTTCCGGGTCTGGGCAGAAGTCTACGAACGGGATGAAATCACACGGCTCGTTATGGAGTATCGTGTAGGCGCTGCCGCCAACGCAAATGCGGCGCAGTTCAGCAATACCGTCGCCGTCCATGTCTACATAAAGATACGCTTCGATATATTCTATTTTCCGGCTTGCGACATCCGTTCGACCCGAGCCAAGAACCGAGGCGTACGGATTGCGGTCGAAGGTTTCTTGGTTCCCGTTAAAATCTTCATTGTTTTCGAACCCAAGATTTTCGACTTCTTCTTGCTCATACCCCATCTTTACCAGATCAGAGACGGTAACATAACGGCGGTGAGCTACAAATTCAGCGTCTTCCATAGATTTCGCACGGCGGTCAATCAGGAACTCTTCCGGGGGAACAGACTCGATAGCCAGACGCCCGCGATCAGTTGTGCGATTTACAGTGCAGCTATACGACGGCGGGGTCTGCACGGCCATCATCTGCCCATCCGGGCCTGCTACAAAGTCCTCGCCATATTCGACTTCGACTTCTACAATCTCGATAGTCGGATCAGACTGAAGAACGGCGTAAGCCTGTTCGTCCAGTCCCTCGTAGTCAATCGTCTCTACATCCTTGGCGTCGTTCCACCAAATCTTGACGATGCCGTTCTTGCGGATCAGCGCGTCTTTGAATGACGAGTAGCAGACGTTGAAAAAGTTATTGTCTCGTGTAAGGCAATAATTAACGTATTCCGTGGCCTGTTCGGCGTTAGCCACATCTTCCGGGCCGTTCGGTGCGTATTCCACGACATTGCTGGCGGAGAAGAATACGCGCATGATCGACGGCATGATGGCCTGCACGGTGTCGCGCACATCCATCGAGACGACCTGGCTGCGGCCTTCTTCTTCATTTCCGAAAGGTTCGCCCTTGTAGTATTCACCAGCTTGAGCGCGCTGTGGGCTTACTACGTTATCTACATAGTCAACAGCGTCATCTATTTCCGAAGACAAAATACCGTGAAGTTCGTCTTCGGTAACTGCGGTGTCTTCTTCTTCAGTTTCTATTTCTATAGAAACTTCGCCGTTTTCTTGTTCGATAGAGACGCCATTATTCATAGCCATCTCTATTTCTTCATTAGTCGGCTTAGAGTTCTTGCGGTATTTAGCCATTATTTGCGCTTCCCCGCCTTACGACCTTCCGACATGGCGATAGCAATCGCCTGTTTACGGTTCTTCACGGTCGGTCCAGATTTGCTTCCGCTGTGGAGTTTCCCCGCCTTGAACTCGCCCATGACTTTCCCAATCTTTTTCTGCATTTTGCTGGGTTTCTTCATCAGGTATCTCCAAATGACGAGAAATATAATCGGCGGCGCGTACAAGTGTTTCTGCGCTATCCCTGGCGTGTCCCAATAACAAATTGCAAGAATGGCACAATAGCCCTCGAACCCGTCCGCGTGTGTGGCAATGGTCAATAACCGTGCCACGATTATTGTGCTTATAGCTTAGAATATCAGAGAACGCCACCTCGCATATAGCGCAGCTATGGTTCTGCTGTTTCCGCAATGATTCAACGAAGTCTTGGCCTATTCCATAACGCTTTCTGAGGTTTCGTTCACGCCGCCCGGCCCCAACTTGGCTCGCCCAGGTGCGTGATAAGGCTTTATGACAAGGCAAACAGCGGGGGCGATTCTTGGGAAACCCAACATCTCTGCTGGATACGCCGCAATCCCTGCAAATACGCTCGCGTTGTTCGCCCGACATTTCCTCTCCATTTTAAAAAAAGGGGCCGGAAGGTGGAGTGTATACCTTCCGGCCCCAAAGTTTTCAAGCGGGGAGGAGAGAGGAACAACCCGCCGAGCTACAACCCGTAACAGGAGAACGGGGAGCCACTAAATAATACGCTATAAAACATTACTAGACAATACCCGCTATGTTTCGACGTAATGGCCCGGATCGGCTCATTCCGTATCCATACATTATTGTAGTTATATCTGTCGCCAAACAAAGGCACAGGGCGTCGGCCTTGTCCGGGCTGGAGAGGCCGCGCTTCTTCATGCTCTCCTTACTTTCGACCTGCATCTTGCCGGTGGACGTAAACGTATATCTTGGCCCGGCCAGTTCGGCAAAAAGTTGCTCATCCTTGGGAATACGAACGTCCCGGTTGGCCAGCCACGCTTTGCACTTGAACCACAGTTCGGCCCGGAGATTAGCGTATGTCCCTTTGAGCGCCGGACTTTCGGCCACGTTGATACCTCTGGCGGGCAAACCCAATTCGCGCAATCGGTCGAGAACACCCGCACCCAAGCCGATACTATCGACGAGTATCTCGACAGGCTGCTTGCTGGGCGGAAGACTTTCATACTCCGCAACGACCGCGCCGGTCAGTTGCATAAGGTCCAAACCTTTCCATGTTTGCACTTCTTCGACAACTGCGCCGCGACGTTTTGCAAGGGCGCTGGCGTCGCTGCCCATACGCGCAACGTCTAGCCCCCAAACGGCTACGGCATTTTCGTTTACCTTTATCTCGCGGTTCATGGCGCTGTCGATCAACTCGACGGGTATGACTGTATCTTCTTCGCGGGGCGGGAAGTTACCCAATACGCGCACATGGTACGCCGGGCTGTCTTCACCATACCGAAGTTGCATCTCCTTGACGAAGGCTTCCGACACGCGCGGCGAGTCAATGCAGCTAACGTGGAAGGTCGTCCACTCACCTTTGAGCCTATTATGCGTATCGTAAAACAGGCCCGTGTTTCGCGTAGGGTTGCCCAACAGAAGGGTTGTCGCCGTGTGGCCCGACATCGAACCGGATGCAGCCTCAAAAACGCTTTCAGGAATACCCGACGCTTCATCCGCAACCAGGAGGACGCTATCCGAGTGGATACCCTGCAACGCTTCCGGTGTTTCGGCGCGGCTCGTTCTGGCCGAGATAAAGGCTTCGCTTGGCGCGGCCTTCAATTCAACGCGGTCGCTTTTGACTTCGACAAGCGTCTTCAGCACGTCGGGCAGTTCGTTCACCCACCGCTTCAACTCAGCAAACATGGCGTCGAACAACTGGGCGCTGGTCGGCGCGGTGACGACAACCTTGACCGGATATCGCGTCAAAAAGTAGTGAAGCATGGCCCAACTGGCAGCGGTAGACTTCCCTACACCGTGGCCAGACCGAACCGAAATACGTCGGTTGCCGTCACGAATTGCTTCGAGAAACTTGACTTGCCACGGGTCTGGCTTGGTCCGCAGAATGTCTCGCACAAAGCCTACCGGGTCGTCCCGGTATTTAGTCAGAAACGTCAGAAAGAAGTTCGGCTGCTGCTTACTGCTGCCGGACATAAGTTCCGCCGCCTCTTTCGCGGCCTTGGCTGCGCGTCGGGGGTCCGTTGTCGTCTTGGATTTAGACCTGTTTGTGGCTGCGGTCATAATGCTCTCCAATCAAAATGCGGCGTACAGTTATGTGGCTCATAGATATGCCGTGGCGTTTCTCGACAATCTTCACGATATTGCGGTAGCTCTGGCCTTTCAAGCGGGCGGCTTTCATCGTGACGATGGCGTCCTGTTCTTCGGGACACTCCTCAAGTTTTGAACCCCGCCCGTAGCCGCTCTTTCTAAAACCAAACGGAGCCTCTCCGCCTAAAAAGCCGCCTGCATCGCGCTTGGCCTTTCTACCAGCTAGAACCCGTTCCTTGATCCGGCGGCGCTCCTCTCCGCTAAACACGGCCATAATCTCCAGCATGAACCGCCCGTTGGGATTGCTCTTATCCATAACATTGCCGTAGCCGTTTATAACCAGGTTTATTCCGGCCTCTTCCCAATCACCAATGACGTTCAGTGCGTCCCTGGCGTCCCTGAACATTCGGTCGAGCTTCGATACGATGACCGTATCGCCGGGGCGAAGAAACGCCAGCTTGCAGCCTTCTTCCCGGCGGAAGAGAGGGACGGCCCCGGATACGCCTTTCTCTTCGTACACATGGTCAACGTCTACATTATGCGTCAGGGCGATGCCTTTTATCTGGCGGGCCTGATCGGCCAGGCTTGTGTTCTCGACTTGGTCTTCGGTCGAGACGCGAGTGTAACCGTAAACAGCCATTTGTATCTCCTCTGTCTGTATGCGCGTTCTGGTAACAAACGCCTTAACACTCATCAAGCCCATTATTGATAGAAAAAATCAATCACAGAAATCCAAGTTATCGGAAATTTGGTGTTTGTGGGGTTTATCCCAATCCACCCCCGGTGGGGGGCCAGGGCCGGGGGGGGGTCCAGCCGCTTCCCTGCCCGCGCGCCGTTTCGCCAGCAATCCACATTGCGAATAGTCCAACAAAATCAGCGGGTTATGCGCGGTTCATCGCCGGGCTAGGCTGTTAGGGCGTTTTAGTGCCCGACCAGTTCGGGTCAGAGGCACGGCGGAAAGCAAGGCCCGGCGGTATGCTTTCACCTATAATTCAGCGGAAACCGGTGATCGATTAATTCGATCAAT